GTCTAATGCATGTCCCAATTCGTGAACAATAGTACTTTCACTTGCTGTAACTTTAGACTCTCCACGTACTCGTGTAGTGAGTGTACGAGTTTCACCCGTTGGAACTTTTTCAAATCTACGATGAAACATTGATGACATAGCCCGACCATTATCGTTGTATCCCATGTGCACTTTAATTGGCGCAACTGTGTACTCGTCTGTCTCTTCACCTTTACCAGGCCATAGGTTTAGCCCATGTCCTTTTGGCATGCTATTACTAACAAAATCAAGGGCTTTGCTATTGTCATGAAAGCCTCTCTCATTTCTAACGGCTGGGGTATATTGCTCACCCTTTTCATCAATTGCACCGTAATGGTTTACGTGGTTACCAATAATAGACGTAGTTCGGTAGTAATCACCGCCTGTTTTTTTATTAACAACGTTCACTACATCGTGAAGTGCACCTCGATTGCTTAACTCTTTGCCGTGAGTGTACTTTGGAACTTGAGTATCAACCCACTTTACATCTGGGTACTCCTCTTGGTGTCGAAGCCTAATAATCTGACCTTCATTACCCCAGCGGCTGTAGTCACCACCAGAGTGACCCATGTTCTTCTTTATTACCGCAGAAACATTGATGTCATTTTGAAAGAAATGTGTAGGAATTCCTGATTCGTGTGCTTTCTCAGTAATAGCGTCTATGTGCTTTGGAATATCTTTTTTACTAACACTACCTTTTACAAACTCTAGTTTACGTTTGTATTCATCAGGGTTAGTAAGGTTTAATGATTTTGCAATTGCTGCTTTGCGAGTTTCTTCAGGAATGGTTGGGTCATTACGGTGACCAGTGTGTGTGTAAGGGTCAAAGAACATTCCTTGGTATGCAACCCCCTTATGGCCTGTGGTTACCTCTGAAGGTCCAGTTTCAACTAGTGGACGCCTAGAGGATGTTGAAGGGCTAGGCCTGCCCATAACGGGGCGATTAAGGCTTGGTTCTTTTAATTGAAATTCGGGATCTGCTAAGTGTTCTTTTTCTGCAGGCAAGGAGGCAGGGTCGGTGTAATGAGTCGTTTGACCTTCTGCGTTATTAAAGAAGGTATTTTGGAATTGACGACCTAATGGCATGCACCCATTATCAGTCTAGTTGGATTCCCATACGTTCTAAATACAATTCTTTTTCTGACATTAAGTACTGTTCAATGCGCTTATATTGGTTTTGGACCTGTTCTTCGGTCGCTGATATCTGTTCTGTTGTCATTTCTTTATTTAAATCCTTAAATGTTTCTACGGCTAGATCTAACTCTGTCTTAGCCAGTGCCGCTTTTAATTGGGCGTCCTTCCAAAGGAATTCCGCATGGTCTTGTTTCTTCTGTAAACGCTTATCTTGTGTTTTAGACATAAGGAGAAGTATAGGGGTAGTTTTTGCGTGCTCATACCCAGGAGCCTCTTATGAAGTTGTTACTTTAGAGTAACTTAGATCACCTGTGATTTGTGACACAAAGAGTTACTTAAGTTGCTCCACTACCTGAATTGGCCCAGAAGTATTGACATCTAGCCTTGAGGCAATCTCAATAGCCTCAGATGGCTTTGCTCCAGCGTGTAGCGCACCAACTGCATAAGAAGACCCAGAACCTACTCCGTAGATCCCATCTCCTGACCGAATGACTGATAGATCATCGGCTACATCAAATAGTTCTCCACCAACAGCAAGGATGAAACTAAAGCGGTTCTCTTCCGCTTTTCCATCTCCCTTACCCTCATTGAAGTCATAACCGTTATCAGTTAAGCATTTTCTGAGAGAAGGCATTGCTTTGGTAATCATGAAGTGGTAAATGTCTTCGCCATCTTTTGCCGTAAGTTTTGGCGGAACCCACATATGTTGGACAACATCGCAAGGCATTACTTCACCACTACCTGCGATTAAGAACGCACCACGTTGAGAGATCTTTTTCATCTCTGGATGGTTGTATCTACGACCGCCGTCGCCAGTTACCTGGTTATCGGCCGCCAGAACACAGCGATCTTTATATTGCACTCCTACAATAGTTGTCATGCCTCCAAGGATAGCATTAACTGCCCCTAGAGAGTTCTATCTCTAAATTAGAGGAATTTGATCAATTCTGCCCAAGTTTTAGGGCCAACGATGCCGTTTGAGTCCACAATGTCGTGATTGTCCTGAAATGCAACAACTGCGGCTTTTGTCGCTGGGCCGTACTCTCCATCAGCCTTTAAGCCTAGAGCCTTCTGAACAACCTTTACACCCTCGCCTTTTGATCCTGGCTTAATTTGGCCTGGGAAGGCTGGGGTATCAGATGCTGGAATCTCGGCTTCAACTTCGTTGCCAACATAGTTAGGGCGACCCCAACCTACGATTGAGACTAGAACCTTCTTCTTGTTTGCCTTGTAGGCACGAGTCTGGATACAAACTTCTCCGCCATTTCTCTGGCTGCCCTTCTTGCTAGAAGATGTGTTGCCCTCGATAGCGGTCACAACGCCATCTGAGTCAATACCTGTGCAGATACCTACGTGAGAAATTCTATCGACGCCATCTCCTGGGAAATCAAAATACAGGATATCGCCAGGTTGTGGAGATTGACCGCAGTCAGCCTCAAACCAAGTCTTCATCTTCTTAAATGCGGCAGCACCTGCCACAGTAGAGACAGTGTTAGGAACCTTTACGCCTGCTTGGCTGGCGCACCACATAACAAAAGAACCACACCATGGTAAGAAGTTGGCTTTTGTAAATGCGCCATATTTTGTCTGGTTATCTTTAGGGCCTTCAATAGTGCCCACTTCCTTCTTAGCAACTTCAATGATTGCTGCTGCTGTTCCTTTATCGGCCATGTGTTTTACCTTTCTTAGTATTATTTACCTTTAAGTTTAGATTGTGCTTCTACGTATAGATGAGCACGAGCACTATGTCCCATATCTTCTGCAGTTAGCAGACCGCCATGTTTAGTGACTCCACTTTCTTTTAACATATTAAGTCCATGACGTATATCTCCACGAACGTGATTAGCAGTTCGTACTCCGCCGTAATCGTTTGCTAAATGTTGGTGAATGGCTGACGGGTGCTGAGGACCCATTCCTTTTCCAACCTTTTCGTTACCTATAGGGTGGACTGACATGTAGGCGGTCTCATGTGCTAAGTACTGTGGGTCTTCGTGATATTCAGCCATTTATTTGCTTCTTTCTTTAGTTATTTTGGTTGGCAAATACATTTACATGTGTCCACAACGCAGACACCTAAATACATATCATGGTTACATAGTTTACAGGTTAGGTCAAAAGTTTGTTCGCTCATGCTTTAGTACTGCTTGCTGTGTTAGAGGCCTCTGATGGCGGCGTCATCTGCATTGCTACATTGACATACGTTTCTTTCGGCATTATTTGAGCGCCAAATTGCGTAGTGGATAAGTTGCTCACTTCTTCCTCCACACTCTAACTGTCTCATCTGGCTTATACATAGATACGCCAGGTGCCTTAGAGCCACGTAACTTATGGGCTACAACAAAATCATTGCCAATCATTTTTGCGGCATGTACACGTAACTTCATTGATGCATCAAGGTAGTCACCTGGAGCAATCTCACGAGCAGCAACATGGGCTGCTTCAAAGTTTTCTGATCTAGTGCTCATTTGTAGGTAAAGTTCACAAACTGATTAGGGTTAAGGTTATGTGCAACGGCTAAACGGTGATGACCATCTCTTACTTCTGGACGCATGTTATAAGAGGGGTTACTTAAGTTTGCTGTTACTTTTAATGGTTCTTTTATACCGTGCTTAGCAATGTCTTTCTTTAGAGGACCAGCCTCCATTAACTTGTGCCTTAAAACTTCTTTGTCGGCTTCTTTTTGTACATCACTCTTAGGCGTACCTGCAGTTGCGGTATCCATGTCATCAAGGTTTGGAGAATCGCCTAATCTAAAGTGCTCAACAATCTCACCAGCAGTCATCATTCCAGGAAGAGGAACTTGACCTTGAGATAACTTCTTTGCTAACTCGCTCATTATCCGTGCTCCACTGGTACTAACATATTGGGATTGATGTCATTTGCGGCAGCGATGCGGTGATGGCCATCCCCGACTACCTGACCAAATATTGCCTTGTGTGTTAGGTAGACAGGTTTAGACACGCCTTGGGCTTTGATTGAGTCGTATAGCCCAGATGCACGAGACTCACTTAACTTGTTATCCATGACTTCTTTATCTACTTGAGCAGCGGGAGTCTTACCGCCATCCCATATCTTCTCTGCTTCTACATCTACCAAGGTAGAGCCACGTAACTCTTTGGCTGTCTTGTACATATCCAACTGCTGCCACTGACGGCCGCTTAATAGTGTTGGTAGAGGTTTCATCCTTAAATTGTAAGGCTAACTCCTGAGTTTGTAGGGATTAACAAGTCCTGTTCAAAGGCGCTCTCTGGAACCCGCCAACACTCGCGCAAAATTTTTCCATTGTAATCGCGCTCTACAGACCATTCTGCTTTCTCAGGTACATCTGACATGTGCATCCAGCCATATACCTTGACGGTTGAGTAGTAATCACGGTCAGTGACAAAAGCCCCAACTAGTATCCAGTCATCTCGTAGGTCTTTAGGAAAGACAGGTATCTCATCTCTTGTGCGGATGCTCTTGACCTCAATGTTCTGCCCAACATCTGCGATGTCTTTACGGAAGTGGTGCTCTTCATTTGTATAGAAGGGAAAGGTGAATGCCTTCCTGTATAACTTGGCTACTGCGTACTCAGCAACGATGCTTCGAACATTGGCGGCAATTTCAGGCTCCATGTTCTTCTTATTATCGCCTGCGTAGTTAGGGCGATCTATTGAGCCCCACTTCATCATCCATCGGTTTAGGGCGATATCAGCGCAGGCACGAACTTCCTCTTTAGCCAGTTCTACTATATGACTCACTCGGTGCTTCTCCAATGT